AAGAAACTAGGACAGAGACTAACCAAACAAAAGAAAAATAGATTTCCAGGTAATGTAACACCTGAAGTTAAATCAGCGTTAAAAGAAATAGACAATCAAATTGTAGCAAGTGGCGAGTACACTTTAAAAGATTTTGCTAAATTATCTGAGATTGAAAAGAATAGAATCAGAAGAATTTTTGACCCTGAGCTTGAAACAAAGTTTCCCTTCCTTAAATTTGCTGAGGGTGGCATGGTTCCTGAGTCTTTTGGTTTGGCTAACATATTGGCGGTATAATGGAATTTATAGAAATATTAGAAAAAATAGAGAAACAAGGTAAGTTAAAAAAGTATGATCCGTTAGATAAAAGCACTTATCCCTCGGACCCTGAGCAACGTAGAATTTTACTCTCAGAGCCAGAAAAAGACACGGCTACAGAGATCTTAGCATTAGATGATAAAGAAACTAACTAGAACCATTCCTCCTAAATCAGGGCCCACGCCTCAAGGGTTGAATATTCAAAATAATACTGTTAAGACTGTGAGATTGGAGAAATTAAATGGCAGAAGACAATATAGACAAAGCTTTACCCAACGTAGAGCAAACAATAGAATTACCTAGTGAAGAAGAATTAGTCGAAGCGGCCCAGTCCGAAGAAGACAAAGTTCCGAATCCAGAAAACACTGAAATCGTTCAAGGTGAAGACGGCAGTGTAGAAATTAATTTTGATCCCGCAGCCGCGAGTCCTGAAGAAGGTGGCGATCACTATGCAAACCTAGCAGAATTATTACCCGACGATATTTTAGCTGATATGGGTTCTGAGTTATTTGATAATTACACACAATACAAAACATCAAGAAAAGATTGGGAAGATGGTTATACCAAAGGTTTAGATCTTTTAGGATTTAAATACGAAATTAGAACACAACCTTTTCAAGGTGCAAGTGGTGCAACACACCCTGTATTAGCAGAAGCCATTACACAGTTTCAAGCACAAGCATACAAAGAACTATTACCTGCACAAGGACCTGTGAGAACACAGACGATTGGTAAAACAGATCGTGCAAGACAAGATCAGTCACAAAGGGTTAAAGATTTTATGAATTATCAGATCATGGATAAGATGAAAGAATATGAACCGGAGTTTGATCAAATGTTGTTCTACCTCCCCCTATCAGGTTCAGCTTTCAAAAAAGTTTATTACGATGAACTCTTAGGACGAGCCGTCTCTAAGTTTGTCCCTGCTGATGATTTGATCGTGCCATACACTGCCACGTCTCTCGATGATGCTGATGCAGTGATGCACACGATTAAAATTTCAGAAAACGATTTAAGAAAAAAACAAGTGGGTGGTTTCTATAGAGATATAGAAATTAATCCAAGTTACATGCAAGAGACTGAAGTTGAAAAAAAAGAAAGAGAACTTGAAGGTGTTAGAAAATCAAGAGACGAAGATGTTTATCAACTTATCGAATGCCATGTTAATTTAGATTTAGAAGGTTTTGAAGACAGAGATGAGTTTGGTGAACCTACAGGAATTAAATTACCATACGTCGTAACGATCGAAGCAGGTTCAAGAGAAGTTTTATCTATTAGAAGAAATTACCAAATTGGCGATCCAACAAAACAAAAAACTCAATACTTCGTTCATTTCAAGTTTTTACCAGGTCTTGGGTTCTACGGTTTCGGATTGATCCATATGATTGGCGGCCTTTCTCGAACAGCAACATCTGCGCTCCGTCAATTACTTGATGCGGGAACATTGTCCAATCTACCCGCTGGTTTTAAACAAAGGGGTATTCGTGTCAGAGACGAAGCCCAGTCTATCCAACCTGGTGAGTTCAGGGACGTGGACGCGCCAGGTGGAAACATTAGGGATGCATTTATGCCTTTACCTTTTAAAGAACCGTCACAAACCTTATTGCAGTTAATGGGTATTGTGGTTAATGCAGGTCAAAGATTTGCATCGATTGCTGATATGCAAGTGGGTGAAGCAAACAAACAAGCTGCTGTAGGTACAACGATTGCATTATTAGAACGTGGTTCACGTGTAATGTCAGCTATACACAAAAGATTGTATGTTGCCATGAAACAAGAATTTAAATTATTGGCCGATGTATTCAAAACTTATTTACCACCAGAGTATCCTTATGATGTTGTAGGTGGGCAAAGAAATATTAAACAAACAGATTTCGATGACAGAGTGGATATTATTCCTATCGCGGATCCAAACATCTTTTCACAAACACAAAGAATATCTATGGCACAAACAGAGTTACAACTTGCTCAGTCAAATCCACAGATTCATAATTTATATGAAGCATATAGAAACATGTATGAAGCAATCGGTGTAAAAAACATTGATCAGATCTTACCACCGCCCCAACAACCTACTCCAGTAGACCCAGCAGCAGAAAATATCTTAGCTTTATCTGGAAAACCTTTTCAAGCTTTCAAAGGACAAGATCATAGAGCACACATTACAGTGCATTTAAACTTTATGGCTACAAATTTAGCTAGAAATAATCCAATCGTGCTTGGCGCATTAGAAAAAAATATTTTTGAACACATCTCTTTGATGTCTCAAGAGCAGATCGAAGTAGAATTTAGAGAAGAGTTACAACAATTAGCACAACTACAAGCTAATCCGATGCTTGCACAACAAGATCCTAATGTTCAACAACAAATTTTATCTTTAACTTTAGCGATGGAGTCTAGAAAAGCAAAATTAATTGCAGAAATGTCTCAAGAATTTAAAGATGAAGAGAATAAAATTATGGGTCAGTTCGGAAATGACCCTGTTGCGAAGTTAAAAGCAAGAGAATTAGATTTAAGAGCTGCTGA